AGGAGATACGCTACGGTCAGGAGGGCAACGAGAAAGCCGAGTTCAAGAGCATTCTCCAGTACCCGAAGGGCAGCACCGCTGGCTACGTCACTTGGCAACAGGCTATCGACAACCTGAAATTCCACATCACGGAGCTTCGCCAGTCCTTCTTTACTCAGCTACAACTCCCTGACTGGAGCTATGAGAGCATGAAGGCAAGCCCAATGAGCGGAGAGAGCCGCAAGCAGCTCTTTATCGACGCCCAGCTGAAAGTGAAGGATGAGAGCGGGCGACTGCTGGAGTTCTTCGACCGCGAGGTGAACGTAGTCAAGGCTTTCCTGAAGATAGCCCTCGGTGACAGCTATGCCGCTGACATCGACGCTCTACCCGTCGAGAATGTGATAACCCCGTTCACCATTACCGAGGAGAAGGACACTATCACGAACCTCGTAACGGCCAACGGAGGTAAGCCGATTATCTCTCAGCGCGAGTCTATCGAACAGCTTGGCTGGAGTGATGACGTAGACAAGACGCTGGAGGAAATTCAGCAGGAAGGCTCTCTCGACGCATTCGGACTTACTCAGTAGGCACTTACCTATATGGCTACGAGAAAACCCGCGAGAAGCCGCGAGACAAAGCGAGAGGGTAATAAGAATGCTTCCCTCTACAAATGCCGTGACTGCGCCAATTCCTACGACTGGCACAGCAAGGCTCTCGACGGCCATCTGATACTGTGTCGCTGCCCCTACAAGATGCAGGGAGGCAAGTTCTGTATCTTCCTCTCTGACCCAGCTTGTGAAGAACATTTCAAACCCCGTAACAATGCCCAAACCGAACAACAAGTATGACCGTAGGCACCTGCGTAACTTGCAGATCCTCCAGCAGCACATCGACGCTATCTACCGCATGGCTACCCGTGAGGCGGCTGCAATAGGTGCTACTATCTACGACTTCAATCCCAATCGCCCGTTCTCCTTCGCTGACTATCCTCAGACTGGAGCACGGGTGCAGGAGTTGATGGAGCAGCTGCGCTCCTCGCTGGAGGTGTGCATAGTCAATGGTATAGACTCCGAGTGGACGCTGGCCAACAACAAGAACAACGTCCTTGCAGACCACGTTTTCGGTAGCAAGAAGGGAAAGCTCACCCAACAGCAGTACCGACGCTACTACTCCACCAACGAGGCCGCTCGCGACGCTTTCATAAGGCGCAAGGAGGCTGGTATGAACCTCTCCCAGCGGGTGTGGAAGTACACCAACGAGTTCAAGGGCGAGATAGAAATGGGGCTTGACCTCGGACTGCGTGGAGGGCTACCCGCTGACCAGATGGCGCGTGACCTCCAGCAGTACCTCCAGCACCCTGATATGCTCTTCCGTAGGGTCAGGGATGAGCACGGAATACTGCACCTCTCGAAGCGGGCTGCGCAGTTCCACCCAGGTAGGGGCGTGTACCGTTCCTCATACATGAACGCCCGACGGCTGGCCGCTACTGAGGGGAATATCGCCTACAGAACGAGCGACCACATGCGCTGGCAGCAAATGGACTTTGTGGTAGGCATAGAGATACACCTGAGTAACAACCACACTTGCAAGGGTCGTGACGGCAAGCCGCATCCGTTCACGGACATCTGCGACGAGCTGGCTGGCCGCTACCCGAAGGACTTCAAGTTTACGGGCTGGCACCCTCACTGCCGCTGCTACGCTACGTCTATCCTGAAAACTCCCGAGGAAATGCAGGAGGACACCAAGAAGATACTCAGGGGCGAGAAGCCCGACACGCCCAGCTCCAATGAGGTGAGGGACGTGCCGAAGGGCTTCAAGGACGGGCTGGAGAACAACAAGGAACGAGCCGCCAAGAGCTACACCGTGCCTTACTTCCTGAAGGACAACCCGCAGTACATACCGAAGGAGCTGCAGGAGGCCTACGCCTCTCGACTGCCCTACGACTCCTACGCTGAGTACGAGGAGGCCATGCGCTACAACCAGCGTAACGCCTCTTTCACTATGGAGCAAAAGAAGAACATTGCCGACCTCAATCAGGCACTACCAGTAGTACAGGGCAAAGTGATGAACTTCACGGACGCTGACGCTGGAAAGGGCAACCCTGACTATGAGCTGGCAGACTCCTACGACAAGGGCTTCCAGCATAACTGCCAAACCTGCACTATGGCCTACGAGCTACGACGCAGGGGCTTCGACGTTGAGGCTATGGCCAACCCTCTACAAAAAGGCAGAAAGCGGCTCAGGGAGTTCGACAAACTATGTACCAAACAGGGGATAGCGTGGACTGATCGTTTCCTGAACCAAGACGGGACAAAAGCCGACTATGCTTGGTCTACTTCTTCCCACCTTGCGGACACTGGCGAGGCTCGACGTGCTTTTATCCTCGGAAAGACTACTGAGGCTGGACGCTACGAAGTCTACTGCCAGTGGAAGGGAGGCAGTGCGCATGTGTTCATCGTAGAGCGAACAAAGGAAGGTGATGTGATTTGGTTCGACCCTCAGAGCGGAAAGAAGGGTAGCGACATAAAAGCCTATACTAACAGCATGAAGTCGAATGGAATAGGAGTGCTTCGGGTCGACAACAAGCTCATCAACCCGAAGTTTGCGAGTAGGCTATTGAAGGCGAGAAAGTAGGGCGAGGCTCCTTGCGCCATACACTACCTCCTCCACCTGTTCCCCATCCCACAAGACAAGCACAGGCAAGCCAGTTGGGATGGGGTTCCCGTTTTCGTCAGTCTCGCTAATTCCGTAGACCTCGTGACTGCGGGTGTTCCCTTCTATAACGCCTAAATACTCTACATGGTTGCAGCCATTGTCGGCAGCAGCCTCAGTAACTTTGTTTGGAATAGTTTTGTTGCTCATAACGGGTGCAAAGTTAGTTATTTTTTCCGAATTTCAACGAGAACACAACGAAAATGTGCGAGTAGTACATTACCTACCAACCTCTTTTTCGTTGTCGAGAGACCCCTTTCTCTGCGTTTTCCGCACCAGCACCTCGCGGCTGATGACACAGAGCTTATTCATGTAGGGGCGGTCAGTCATTACGCCATAGTTCCACAAGTGCTCAACCCTACAGCCTATCTGCTCAGGGGTGAACAGCTCGTAGATAGCAGCGAGGCTACCGAAGTAGAAGTCAAGTTTTGTCGGCTTGCTGGCCAGCGGAGCCTCTCGGAAGGACACCTTGATTATCGGTGTCTCGGTGATCTGTTGCGCGGTGCGCGGTTCTTTTGCTGTCATAGTCCTTACTGCCCGTCCAGCCGATAGCCCAGCCTCTCTTTGTTTGACTTTCGCCCTACCCTCTATGACGTGGTATAGGCGACTTTCTTTTTAACTCGAAGAGTTTTTTCTTTTTATCTTGGATAGTGATACGAACGATAGTGAGTATTACCCACTATCATTATCACTATCACTATCATGTTATTATTATGTATAAATCGTATTCACTCGTAACCATCGTATTCAGTCGTATTCGTTTGTATACGGTCGTATAAAGCACCTACTTGTCATACACCAGCTCCTTCAATTCGGTCAGCTGTTTCGCCATATCGTCGTACCAAGCTGTGAACTGGTGGCGGCTCTCAGCGTCGGCTCGCTCCTTGCTGTTGTCGGCTGCACGGTAGCGGATGCACTCACACAGGAGGTCGTACTGCTTGCGGGTCAGTTCAGGGAGCTTCACCTTGCTTGGCTTCATCGGCTGCACCTTGGCTACCTTCTGCAGCTTCTTCGGGTCTTCGAGCTGGTCGAGGATAGCAACACGGTAGCCAGCCCTGATGAGCTTCGGGAGGTACACGTCGAGGGCGTGATGAGGAAAGCCAGCGAGACGGGAGCCGTCCTTGCCGTTCTTGGTGAGGGTAATGCCGAGCGTCCTTGCGGTAGTCTCGGCATCATCCTCGTAGGTCTCGTAGAAGTCACCACAACGGAACAGAAGGAGAGCGTCGGGGTGCTTCTCCTTCATGTCGTTGTACTGCCTGCGGATAGCCTCAGTCATGGCGAACCTCCTTTCCGAACCGCCAGTAACCGTAGACGCAACGCTGACCCTCACGGGAGCAGTCGTAGGTATCATTCAGTACACCGTCAATAACGGCGGTGACGTGCTTCGAGACGTTGCACACAATCCTGCCGTACATAGGTATCTCGTCAGCGCACAGGTGGTTCTTGCAGCCTGAGCCTATCTTCATCAGCGGCACCCACTGGCCACCGAAATGCGCCATAACCTTCTTGGTGTGGGAGTGACGCACACCGTTGCGGGGAGTGTAGCCCAGTAACTTGGTTATCTCGTCGTAGACCTGCTTGTAGTCCTTACCAGTGGCGATAGCGACCGCACGGGTAACGCAGTCACCTACACCAGTAGCCGTGAAGTAAGCGGCACGGCCTCCGTCGTTTTCGTTGAATGCTAATCTTTTCATTGTCGTGATGTTTAAGGGTGAATGAATGAAAGCCCCTCTCGCACAATCTCGAAGCGCGAGAGGGACGTTTGGCTGTTAGGCGGGTAACTTAACACGGCTCAGGAGGTGGCCGCTGATCTCGTGAAGCTCGCGGATCCTCTCAGGCGAGAGGGCACGGGCATGGG